CAAGGCGGAAGCGCACCAACTTCTGGAAACGTTACATCAAATGATGTTTACACATACACTGCAATTAAAACTGCAGGATCAACTTTCACAGTGTTAGCATCGCAAACGCAGTTTGCATAATAGGAGGATATTAGAAAGATGCCAATTATAGGTTCATTTGGAGCAGCTTCAGGCCGTGGTTTTGGTCGGGGCGGGGTTGGAGCTTTAATTCAAGCTACAGGAGGTACAATTACCTATGATGGTGATTTTGCTATCCATACTTTTACATCTTCTGGATCTCTTGTTGTTGACAAAGTAGCAGCATCTTCTCCAGGAGTAGTAGATTATTTAGTAGTTGCTGGTGCTGGAGGAACAAATTCATATGGTGGTGGTTCAGGAGCAGGCGGATTTCGTTTTTATGCAGATACAACCGTTAATCCACAAACAGGGCCAGGAGCACCTTTAAATAATTATCCAGCAGGAACTTCAGTTACAATTAGTGCAACAACTTATCCAATTACAGTTGGAGCAGGTGCTGGTCAAAATCCATCACCAACATCAGTTTCAGATCCTGGAAGTCCAAGTGTTTTTTCAACTATTACATCAGCGGGAGGTGGAGCAGCACCTTATTTAAGTCCCGTCGCACCAGGTAATGGAGAACCAGGTGGATCTGGCGGAGGAGGGGTTGGTATGATTCCTTCTAGCGGAGGAACTGGAAATCAACCACCAACAAGTCCCCCTCAAGGTAATAATGGTGGACCTGGAAACACTCAGGGAGCTCACGGAGAAAAAGGTGGAGGCGGTGGAGGAGCTATAGGTGCGGGAGCCTCTTATCCTACTGGAAATGGAGGTGCTGGAGCAGGTATTACTGGATTTGGTACATCAGGTGAACCATCGGGAGGTCAATATTATTTTTCTGGTGGTGGCGGAGGTTCTTGTGAATTTGCTAGACCTGGAACTTGTATTGGAGGTATTGGTGGCGGCGGAAATGGACGAATATCGAATTATCCTAGTCCAGGTCAACTTCAGGCAGGTGAAGATGGTGCAGCTAATACTGGCGGCGGTGCTGGAGCAATGTCAAAAACAGGTGGTTCGGGAATAGTAGTAATAAGGTATCAATATAAATAAAATTATGGCACATTTTGCAAAAATATCTGAAGAAAATAAAGTTTTAACAGTAATTGTTGTTAACGACAAAGACGTTAAAAATTCTGAAGGAGTTGAAGTTGAATCAATTGGTCAAGCCAATTTAGAAAAAAACCATAATTGGCCAGCTCACTTATGGATTCAAACTTCATATAATACTCACGGCAATACACATACGTCTGGAGATAATTCAAAAGCATTTAGAGGAAATTATGCTGGTATAGGTTATGATTGGGATTCAGTTAATCAAATTTTCTGGCCTCCAAAACCACCTTATGATTCTTGGGTAAAAGATATTGCTACTGCAGGTTGGATTTCTCCTATAGGAGATGTACCATCTTTAACGGAAGAAGAAAAAAGAATCTATCGTTATGAATGGGACGAAGCAAACCAAGTTTGGAATAAAATAGACAAAAGAATTGTGTAATCTATTGAATTACAATAGAAAGTAATATATACGTCTATACATAATTTATATGATTAATAAGAAAGTATTATCTGAAATTGCTATATATAAAGGCGAAGTAAAAATGCCTAAATTTTTTGATATTAATAGATCAGAATTAAAAGCCGATATTTTAAATTCATTCATAACTAATAAAACATTAAGTCAAGATAATTTAAACTATGCTGTTTTAGATTATGAAATTCCATTTTCAAAATCATTTGATATGTTACAAAAATATGTAACAGAATATTTTAAACTAGAACATAAACAATTTCTTATTCACTATAAATCTTTTGGAAATATTTTAGCTCCTAATGAACAATCTTTTTCAAGAAGACTTGTGGATGAATCAAGTTTAAAAAACTCTCCTGACTACACTATGATATATGGTGTTGATATTGAACCTGATTCTGCATCAATTGTTATTGAATATAATAACAACAGAAGAGTAGGCCAAAAAGAATTTATTTCTATTTCTAATAATTTTTTTATTATGTTTCCTTCAAATCAAAGATATTTTATTACAAGTAATAATTCTAAAGAAAACAATATTTTTTTAACAACAAGTTTTGAATATATATAAATGGTTTTAGAAAATTATTATTGGTATTTTAAATCAGTTATTCCAGAAAGAATTTGTGATATGATTGTTAAATATGGTAAGGTAAAAAAAGAAGATGAGGAAATAGCTATTACAGGTCTTTTTGGAGAAGGTAGAGATTTAAAGAAAAACCCTTTAACAAAAAAAGAAGAAAAGGATTTAAAAAAGAAAAGAGATTCTAACGTAGTTTGGATGAATGACAAATGGATTTATAAAGAAATAATGCCGTATGTTCATATGGCTAATAGAAATGCTGGTTGGAATTTTACTTGGGAACAATCAGAAACTTGTCAATTTACTAAATATTCAAAAGGTCAGTATTATGATTGGCATCCAGATTCTTGGATAAAACCTTATCAAGATGGTTCTTTAAAAGGTTTAATTAGAAAATTATCTGTAACAGTAACTTTATCTGATGCAAAAGATTATAAAGGCGGTGAATTAGAGTTTGATTTTAAACATCAAGAGCCTGGTAAAAAACAAGATACAAGAATTTGTACTGAAATATTACCTAAAGGATCTTTAGTTGTATTTCCTAGTTTTGTATGGCATAGAGTTAAACCAGTGACAGAAGGAATAAGATATAGTTTAGTAATATGGAACAGCGGTTATCCATTTAAATAATTTTATGAAAGAATTTTTATTTGCAATTCCAATTTTTAAAATTGAAGTAAATAATTTTAAAAAAAAGAAAAAAGAATTAATAAATATATTTAGTCATTTTCCAGAGAAAAAAATAGGTATACAAGATTTTTTTACAAATAGACAATCAAACAGAGAAGGTTTAGTGGATAGTTTTGCAAATGTTTGCAAAGAAGAACTAATAAAATTAACTGAATTAATACAAAGAAATATTAGTATAGAAGATGTTTGGTCAACAAGTTATAACAGAGGTAATTATCATCCTGTTCATAATCACGGCTCATTGGGTTTAACAGGTATATTATATTTAGATATGCCTAAAGATGCTCCTACAACTGAATATATTCAACCTTGGAATGACATAGTTACGGACACTACTTCCTATAGTAGTGTACCAACTGAAGAAGGTACAATGGTAATAGTGCCAAGATTTATAAATCATTTTACAAAACCAAGTAAATCAAAAAAAATTAAAAGAATCATATCTTGGGATATGAAAATTATTTAAATATGGATTTTAAAAAAAATAAATATACAGTTTTAAAAAAAGTTATATCCACGGAATTAAGTAAATTTATAAGTGATTATTTTTTATTAAAAAGAAAAGTGGCTCAAACTTTTTTTGATTCAAAATATATTTCTCCATTTACTACAGAATGGGGAGTATGGAATGATGAACAAGTTCCTAATACCTATTCGCACTATGCGGACATAGCAATGGAAACCTTACTAGAATGGGTTAAACCTGCTATGGAAAAACACACTAAATTAAAATTAATCCCTACTTATTCTTATGCAAGAATATATAAAAAAGGAGACATTTTACATCGTCACAAAGATAGATTTAGTTGTGAAATATCTACCACTCTAAACTTGGGTGGTGATCCGTGGCCAATATTTTTAAGTCCAAAAGAAAATGTTGGTATTCCAAATGAGAAAAAAGGAATAACAACAGTCAGTAATGCTAAAGGTGTTAAGGTAGATTTAAAACCTGGCGATATGCTTATTTATAAAGGTATGGAACTAGAGCATTGGAGAGAAACTTTTGAAGGAGAAGATTGCATACAAGTTTTTTTACATTATAACAAAAATTCTAAAGAAGCAGAATTAAATAAATTTGATAAAAGACCTCATTTAGGATTAACAAGTGACTTCAAAAAAATTTAAATCCATCGTAATTCTAGGTGGAGGTACTTCTGGGTTAATTTCAGCACTCATTTTAAAAAAACAATTTAATGATTTTAATATCACTATTATTAAATCTGATGCTTTAGGCATCATAGGAGTAGGAGAAGGTTCAACAGAACATTGGAGATTGTTTATGAATTTTTGCAATATAACCAATGAAGAATTAATTAAAGAAACAGATGCAACTTTAAAATATGGAATTTTATTTGAAAATTGGACTAAACATAAATATTTTCACAACATCACATATGAAATGGCGGATACTAAGTGTGGTCAATATTTAAGTGGTTTTGCTTATTCCATTATTAATAATTTAACTCCTAAAGAATATACCACTAGTGGATGCTTTTATAATAAAATTTCTACTGAAGCTTTTCCTTTACAATATCATTTTAATGCTTTTAAACTTAATGCTTTCTTATTAAAAAAATGTAAATTAAATAATATCAAAATTATTGATGACGAAATCAAAAAAGTAAACGTAAAAAATAATATTATTAATTCTATAGAAGGACAAAAAAAGAAATACAAGTTTGATTTTTATATAGACTGTAGTGGCTTTAAAAAAATCTTAATTTCAAAATTAGGAACTAAATGGATATCTTATTCTAAACATTTACCAATGAACGAAGCAATTGCTTTTCCAACACCAGATACAGATGAGTATCCACCTTATACTTTATCTAGAGCAATGTCAGCAGGTTGGTTATGGAGAGCACCTACAAATGGTCGTTGGGGAAATGGTTATGTTTTTAATAATAGATACATTGACGCAAAACAAGCTCAAAAAGAATGTGAAGATTATTTAGGTTATAAAATAGATATATTTAAAAATATAAAATTTGAAGCAGGAACTTTAGATAAATCTTGGGAAGGTAATTGTGCAGCAATAGGTTTAAGTTCTAGTTTTGTAGAACCTTTAGAAGCATCTTCACTTGGAACAACTATAAATCAAATTTTTCTTTTATCTCATTTATTACCAAATTACACAAAAGAAGATGTTGATTTATATAATAAAAAATTTAAAAAAATTGTAGAAAACATAAGAGATTTTATAGTAATGCACTATCTTGTTAAAAAGAAAGATTCTAAATTTTGGAAAGAACTAAAACTTGTATTACCAGAAACTTTAAAAAATAATTTAAATAAATGGAAGCATAGACTTCCTATTGCAGAAGATTTTGCGGGAAATTATTTATTATTTTCAAATCTAAATATAACTTGTTTATTAAAAGAACTTAATTTATACAATAAAAATTATATAAAAAATCAATACAATAGTTTATCAAAAGAGTTTAAAGATTATACAGAAAGAAGTATGAAAGCAGCAATACAATATTATACTACTATAAACGCTCCTCATTATATGAGTCATAAAAAATACTTACAAAAAATTAAAAATAGTTAAAAATATAATGACTAATTATCAAATATATATGGCTGTATTTTTATGGTTTATTTTAACTTCTCTTGTTTATTCTTTTACAGGTTGGAAGAAAATTTATGATTGTTATAAACTTTGGTTTACTAAAAAATATTGGACTAATTATAATATAATAGAAGCATTAAGTTGGATTGCAAAAGCAATCATAATTATACCTGCTTTAATATTTGGAATAAATATTTGGCAGTTTTATTTTATTTCTTTAATTACTTCCATAACTTTAATTTGGGCTAGTAATCAAAAACTATTACCAACTTTAGTTGGTTTTAATACTTTATGGATATGGCTAAGTTTAATGGTAATAGTTCAAAAGATATTTTAAAATGAAACATATTGTAGAAAATAAAAATTTCTTACCGATCGATCAGTTTAACAAATTAAAAAATTTAATATGTAATTTAGATTTTCCTTGGAGAATAAGGAATCAAATGACTAGCACGGATAAAAATATTTATTTTACTTACTCTTTTTTTAATAACAATAATGTTACATCGGAGGCATACCAAGAATATATAATCCCAATACTTGAAATTTTAAAATGTAAGGCTGTTGTACAAATAAGAGCTAACTTATTTATAAGTGATTTATTTAAAAAAAGTGATTGGCATACCGATTATGATTTTGGATGTAACACGGCTATTTTGTATTTAAATAATTGTGACGGAGGAACTGAATTAAAAATAAAAAATAAAATAAAATTTGTAAAAGCGGAAGAAAATAAACTTTTAATGTTTAATTCTAATGTTACTCATAGAGTATGTAGTTCTACAAACACAGCAAGAAGATACATCATTAATTTTAATTATTTTTAAAATGAGACATATTATAGAAAATTTTATAAATAAAAAAGATGCTAAAACTTTAATAAATTTTTTTGAAAAAAATACACATCTTTGTTATGACGCAAGAGAAGAACATAAACATAGAAACATACATATTATGCATATAAAAAATAAAAAAATTATTGAATTATTAAATTATTATGCAAACAAAAATGTATATTTTATAGATCATTTGTTTAAAACTAAAACAAAACTATGGACGGATATGAGAATTTGTCGTTGGTTACCTGGTGATACGATGATCTTACATAATGATAGATCAGGTAACGATTCAATGAATTTTTCATCTTTGGTTTATTTAAATGATGATTATGAAGGCGGGGAGTTATTTTTTGAAAACGAAATAATTAAAATGAAAACATTAAGCTGCATTGTATTTGAGAGTAATGAAAAGAATATGCACGGAGTTTTAGAAATTAAAAAAGGAAAAAGATACACTATACCTTCTTGGTATCAATATAAAAACGGTTAAAAATACTTTGATATCTAAGCTAGAATAGACTATATTTTTGGCCAAATTATAGTATAATGGTTTATTATGGCTTTAAAAAAACTAGGTTTCAAACCAGGATTCAATAAACAAACTACAGCATCAGGAGCAGAAGGCGAATGGATCGATGGTGATTTTGTTCGTTTTAGATATGGCT